GGGGCAGATGGGATAAACATCTTCTTGGTGTCAGGCTCAAACCGGATAAGCAACTCCCCCCGTGGCTCCAGTACCGGGGCAGCATGCAAGCTAGTACGCTTATCAACCTCGCAATTAACTACAAGGATGTTTTGCATATGGCGATTGATAAAGTCCCCGACTACGGCTGATGCATCGCTGACGGGTGCCGTCACATCTTCTCTCAGGCTGGGTATCAATTGCATACAGTACTGGTAGATTGCCTTCATATCAAGGTCATGCAGCCCTAGATTACGAGCTATAAGACCCCCGGCTATGTTGCAAGCGACTACCGCCGACCAGAAACGTTCCCGGTTCGTCAGGCGTAATTCTTTGTCTATCTTTGCTTGGATAGCCAGAACCCCACTCTGTACTTCCTCAAGGTTCCTAACCAAGTACTGGCAATAGATATCCCCAGCAAGTCCGTAGTTCTCCCGCAATTGGTGGTCAAATAGGTTCTTGGCGATATGCGGGGGGATAATTGTCGTAGGGTTTATTGAGTACTCCAGCAGGCGCATCATCTCCCCATCTGGACTATTCTTGAGGATGCCTAACTTCTCATAGAAGCTAGCGTTGGAACTCGCCAAAGATATAGTTTTCCATGTGGTGTTATTGGCACGCAGCTCGTTAGACTGTGACTTAGCCCGGTTTGCATAGCGCCCTTGAGACATACTGTAGGCTAGGTTGGAGAAGTCCTCGGGGGGCATGTTTGTTATTTCATCCACCGTAAACGGTAGGTTATTCATCACCCCAAGGTGGATCATCTTGGCTGCAAGAGTGTCCTTCCAGATAGCAGCGAGTCGTTCAGGGTGCCCGTATACGCTGTTGCACATGTAGAGGATGGTCGATTTACCCGTGCCAGAACTCTTGTGAATGAGGTTTATGATGGCCCCGTTCTGGCCCACGAATCCGAGTAGGGGGGAACCAAAAGCAGTCAGAGAAGCAAACGCATGGGGCTCTAATCCCGGCAGCGCGTACATGTTGAATACCTCTTTCCACTTCTCCAGCGTCCCCTTGGAACTCATGAACTCCGCAAAGTGCTTGGTGGCTCGTGACGGGGGGCTGTGGAATATGCCGTCTTTGGTAATCTCCTTATTGCCTATGATGAACTTACTGTAGTTGTCTACCCAGCCAAACTGCGTTCTCATGGTTTCTGCTTTCCTTTTATATTGCAGTTCTTTAACCGACAGCATCACAAACGTAGTTATGCTTTCCATCTGCTTAGGTAGTCCTGCTACCCCGTGCTGTGCTAGTTCAGTACGTAACGCCTCTTTTACGGCTATTACAGACAGGGGTACCGTAAATTCCTTGACCCCATCCTGTGGTAGATGTAATCTCAATAGAGCGAGTTCACCTTCGTCAGGGTCTACCATTCTCTTGACGACATACAGGTCATGTTCGTAGATGCAGACGGGCTCCACTTCTTGTTCTGCATCTTTAGGGGGCATCACAAAAATCCCCCCATTTTTGCCCCTAAAAAACGGGCGAGGGAACTTGGGTATTAAGTACTGTGGGGCGCTAGATATCTCTCCTAGTGGGACTTCTTCCCTAACGTCGGTATCGCTATCAGATTCATTAGGGTCTTCCCCTTCTTCGGGAACAATAACTTCTCGGCCCAACGATAGCGGCGTTTTAATCCTCCCTTTATGGGGGCACCCAGCACAACCTCCGGGGTTATGCGATTCAAATACCGCGCAACTGTGAGCACCCTTGCTCTTAACCTTTGACTCAGTTTCATTAGGGTCGTACTGCGGGTGCTTCTCAGATATTTTATGCATGGCTGAGATACGGTCATCGCAGCAATCCGCAACTGATAACGCATCCCACCAAAGCGGTTCGCCAATTGTTTCTTGGTTCTGATACGCGTAGAGTAGTTGCGCACACCCCTCTCCTTTTGCACTCTTCAGCATGATCTTGCTGAACTTGAGCGTTGTGTTGCCAAGGAACGATTTTTGGAGGTCGCTTAGTTCTTCTTTTGGTGCGGGGGGTGGGAGTACTATAGCTACTTCCTTAACCCCAAGTATGTTGCGTAGCGTATGAAATTCTATATCTGCGCAATCGCTTATGAACTGCACTTCAGAGGGTGGCTCGTCCTTGAAGTTAAACGTGCCGGGGATGCGCAGCACTCTAGCGACTTCAAATACACTGGGATCGACATAAAAGTTATGCAGCGCACAAAGGTCTCGAAATTTCTTAGCTACGGGTTCCCACTCATGGCGGGTAATCGGGTCAACTAGGGGCCAGTAGGCGTGTATACCGCGTCCTGAATCTACAAGTAGAGGGCGCTGTAGCCCGATTAGCTTGCAAAAACTCTCTAACGCCGCCAGTCCCGTAGGTTGGTCAATGTATCCGTCAGGTCTACCTGTTACTGGATTGACTGCGGTTTTACCGGCCCCGCAATCAATATCCACCCAGAAAGCTTTTAGGGCTCTAACATTGTCCTGTTTACGGTTTTTGTTGGTCTCAAATTTAGCGCACCCAAAGTAAACGTTTCGTTTTTGTTTTACAAACTTTGCTGCGTGCGTATTGACCTCTTCCCGCGTGCTAACCAATTCCTGATGTGTGCTTTTCCCCTTTATGCCAAGTACAGCGAACCAGCCATCGGGGGCTAGTACTCTGTCCAATAGATCAATCATTGGCATGTCTTTCATATAGAGGTAAAAAAAGGGGGGACTAGCCCCCCTTGAGAGTATCAAACGCTGTTACGGTTTACTGAGCTTGCGGATAAGGGTGCCTACCATACTTGCCATTTCTTTCTTTGGCGCATACAGCCCAACAAACCAGTTGTATACGGTTTGTTTGCTCACCCCTACCTGTTCAGACACGCTAACTACTGGGACATCCAGCGCAATGCAAAGCCTACCTAATGCGACCCCAATGTTAGCCTTGTCTGCTTTTTTATTCAGCAATATAACTCTTGCGCTGTATCCGTAGCTCATTGTTAAACGTCGCTCCATGCACTAACTACGTCCGCCAAGTTCTTCTTTGGCGCAGCAGCGGGGGGTTCTACTTTCTTAGACGCCCGTTTTGTAGGCGGTTCCACTGGTGCATCGGGCTCCATCTCTTCATCGGCGGGTGCCGCAACTACTTCTGGCTTAACCTCTTGTACCTTGGGGGGGACTGCGGCAGGAAGCTTCTTTACCCCATCTTGTTGCGCAACAGTCAACTTCACCATGTTAATAGCTTCTGGAGTAACAGCGGCAATTTTGACCAAATCCAACTCTTCATTGGTCATATGACGCAGCGGGGTGAACTTGCATATCGCCACATCCGAGTCTTGGTCAAGACTAACTTCAGTAACCACACGGTCAATGCTCTTGTTGTTACCAGACAGGAACTTGAAGTAGCTCTCAAACGGGTGCGTATTACCCTCACCTTTGCCAAACAGCGACTTGGATGCGAAGTTCATCTGGTACACATCTCCTGATGCATCCCCTTCCAGCAGTACCGCAACGCGCCGCATGAAACGACACGCACGGCCCCCACGCTTGCCAGAGCCTTCAATGTTCTGAGGGCATGTAGCACAGCTTGATGCTTGTGGGTTAGGCGCTGAAGTCTCGGGCTTATCCCCAAGGTTAGACCAGCAATCGGGAAGGGTTGGTGCCGCATCAGAGTTATATTCGCTAGCATAGAACTGACGCGATACTTTTGGCAGAGCGTTGACGATGATAACGTTTAGCTCGCTAGTGTTTAGCTTTGCCATCTCCTCCCCACCGACTATCTTACGGAACTTGTTACCACGCATGGAGATACGTCGCCCAGAGGTGCTACCTGCCAGCGTTCTGGTGAGTTCACTTATGCCCTCTGCTGCACGGGCCGATACGGGAAGGTCTTGCTTAAAGATACTGATATTACTCATGCTGACTTGCTCCTTCTGACTGACACGGTATATTTACTATCTGCTTGCAACCCCATTGGTACTCTAGTGGGGTTCTCTTCCATGAACTGCTTCAAGTTGGATTGATGCAATCGCCTCTCAAGTAGCGGGTACGCATCGTTTTCCTTTATGAAGATGTACATAGAGTCCCAATCATTCGTCCAGTACCGTGTATCAACTTTACGAATTATGGTACCTGCTTTAGTCTTGATGCTTTCTGCGTTGTTCTCTTTACATAACACCAATATTTCTGCTGCCACTGTATCCAGTTGCCCCTTCAGTATTCCATCTTCCTCTTCGAATCTGGCCTTAAGGGACTCACGTTTGTCACGGATTTTTATGTATATACCCGCAAGTGTATCGGCTGGATAATCAGTGTATTCCTGATCTTCTTCTGACATGCTGCGCTCCTATGAAGTACAGGCTCTAAATTATAGCAAAGACTTTGACTTTGTCAAGCTATGTTTAAAATTTCTTCTCGGTATAGGTCAATTATTTTCGTATGGCTATTGATATTGCTACTGAGCATGTTGTACAGCCGTGCTTCCACCTCACTTCCATTGATATGCACGATGGTCATGGCGTTCTTTTGCCCCGGCCTATTGATCCGTGCGTTGGCTTGCAGATAAGTCTCTACGCTGGTTATTGGTGAATACCATATGATGGTATTGGCTGCGGTTAGGGTCAGTCCGTGGGATGCTGCTTGCGGTTGAAGCACCAATACGCGTGGGTGGGACTGCGCTTGGAACCGTTCAATTATATCGTTACGTTTGTTCACGGCTACTTTGCCGTTGATGACTTCACTGGTGATACCGTTCTTAGTTAGGTAGTTTTGTAGTAGGTCTATGGTATGCGTGTAGGGCACGAAAACTAATACCTTATGGCTTGACTCTTCGATAACTTCCTGTACCACGCGAAGCCTGTTGCTAACATCAAAGTCAATGACCTCTCGGGTATCTGTGTATACGGACCCACCAGATATCTGCAATAGCTTATTGATCTTGGCAGCGGCATTCACTGCTGATATGCCCTCTCCATCTGCTTCAATACGCATCTCGCTCTTGAGCGTCTTATACGCTGCGTTTTGCTGCGCGGTCAAAGGAGCATCTCTTTGCACGAAAGTAACCTCGGGTAGGTCTAAGCACTGCGCCCGTTCGAAACGTATCGCTGGCTGTAATACTTTATGCACTATGGCATCGGACCCCGGCTTTTGCGCCCACTTGAACTCAGAGACTTTGAACAGGACTTGATCACGAAACTGCCCAAAGAACTTTGGAGTCTGCGTAGGGTTTACTAGCTTAGCTATGCCATAGGCATCTACCGGGGACTGTGCTGCTGGGGTGCCGGTCAACATCCATAAGCCTTTCACCCCTTTCACTAAGTCCCGCAGTATCTTCCAGCGGTTGGTCTGTGAGTTTTTGTACGCCGAACATTCGTCAACTACGATCAAATCAAATTTACAATTGGCGATGTCCTCCTTTACTACTTCTACACCGTCAAAATTAATGATGACGAACTCTGCGTTCTGATCCAGTATCTTTCTTCGCTGCTTTGCATTCCCGTAGGCCACATCACAGGTACGATGTATTGCGAACTTGAACAGGTCGCCCTGCCATGCAGACTTCATAATCGACAATGGGCATATCACCAGCACGCGGCTTACCAGCCCTAAACTCATAAGGTAATCACAAGCCCATATCACGCTGGCAGTCTTGCCTGTACCTTGTTCGTTGAAACAAAAAGCCTTGCGGTTTAACGTTAGGAACTCGGCAGTCTGCTTCTGGTGCGCAAAGGGGGGGAATACCCCCGGCCAATCGTAGTCACTAAGGATGTTACTTGGGGACATTTTTCTTGACGGTATGGTCTGCATTGCGGCTGAATGATCGGTTGTCGCTTGCGGATTTAACCCGGAGGTTGCTTTTGGTGCTTGTTCCTCCCTTGCTAAGGGGCGTGACATGATCGACATCCTTCCCATCTCCTTTGTGAACTGCGCCTTTTTTGGCTAGCTCGTTACGCGCCGTGTTACGTTCTGCTCGTTTCTTGATCTGGTCTGGCTTACCTTGGTACTGTTCGTACTCTTTCTTGTAGGGTCTGGGCTTATTAACGTAAGGCATTTGCTCCTCCTATCCATCTGATTGTGGGTATACAAGCTTGGACAACGCTCCGGCCCTCTGTAGGAATCGTATGAGATCGTGGCTTTCAAAGCTGCCAAGTATAGTTATGGTAATTTCCCCTAGGGCTCCAATTTCTATAGTTTCTTCCTCTTTTCCTCCATGCTGTCTAAGTTCTACAGTCATTTCATAACCAGACATTTGGTCGGTGCGAAAAGTAATGTAGCTAGAGGTACTCATTTTCTCACCCGGTGTAGATATCCCTACCGCACACTCCATTGCCGCTACACCGCCGTTGGCATTGTTGTACTCAAATTCAAACGCTGACATTACCGGCGCTCCTTATAGTTATGACACGTTTTGACCGGACACCAACCACATAGCGGCCCAGACACTGCGTTCCATACTCCGTTCTCCATAGCCTGTTCTAGTCGCATCAAGTCTTGTTGGAACGGCTGCATGTACTCTTCGGTGCTATCTCGTACATGATCCTTGGTAATAAACTCGTTGCTGACGAGGAACAACAGCCCTGATCGGATAGTTTGTACTTGGGGGAAATGCGTAAACAGCGCCGTGGCTATCAAATCTAACTGCTTCACATCTGCGTACTTGGCGTTCTTGCTGGTCTTATAGTCTATTGAAAAGGCTGCGTTTCCCTGAATAATCAGCAAGTCTGCAACACCCCTCCACCATGCGCCTTTGTCAAAAAACCCACAAGGCTTGTAAGCATCTCCCTCTTTAAGTAGCCCCAGTCTAAGTTCGCAATACTTGTCGCCCTCAATATCACGTAGTACTTCAAGTACAGGTTCAGCGTAAGCAAACTGAGGGGGTATCGGAGTACGGTGCATAACATATTGTTCAGCCGCCTTGTGTACTGCGTTACCGTATATGGTTGCCTGACTGCCTGAGTCCTTAACGTCTTTGGCAACTTTGAGGTGGTAATACTTTTTCGGACACTGTTGAAATGTTTTAAGACTGCTGTAAGACCAAGTAACTGACATGAAGGTCTTTCTTGTTGTAGAAGTCCCTATTATACCTTGACTTTATCCAACTGATCTAGTGCGTACATCTTCATCCCACGCGCAGCTACAACAATCTCATCGGCGCAATCGCATGCGGTCTTCCAATCGTGTCGCAGGAGTGCGTCTTGTGCTTTCTTACGCATAGCTTGTATCGTGAGTAGGGCGTCAGAGTAATCGGGGATCACGGTTGTTCCTCCCATACCGTTCTAGGATAGATGTACTCTGTTGCCTCCAGCGCACTGCACTTGTCGCACACATGCCCAAAAGGTTTATCCGCATAGCTTATGTTTATCGTGTGTTTAAACTCTCCCCCGCAATCGCACATCAGGTGGTCTACATGCCACGTTATTGGTGCTGATTTTATGCTGATCATCCTCTATACCCTTCCTATTTTCATGTTGCTCTCTTCTGCGGCAACAAGCCGTTTGGCAACGTAATCCATACCAACCATGTTTGGTTGGGCTTCTTCCGTCTCAATGGTTGCCCCCATCGGTAATGTTGATCTAGCAAAAGCATGAAACTTCGGCGCAGAGACAGCGCAGGAAAAACTCTTCCATGTAAACATTCTGACCCCCCGTATATGCTCTTTCACCATCACCGTCTTTCCGCTTTGCAAAGTACGTTTGTGTTCCGCAACACTATGTATTATTGGCTGCGTATTCCCATTAACCGTTACCGTTTTCCCGCGATCTTTGAAAAAGTATTTTGTCATATCTTGTGGCACAGAAAACTGTACGCGCTGGCTACCCTTTCGGACGGCAACAGTCCATTCGTAGTCTCTCAGTTTCCAGAAGTGCGTTAACGCCCAGAAATCAAACCGCATATTGGCATCGTTGTTACTGTTTTGCGATGTCCCGTTTTTGTTCTTGTTTGTATCGTCAACAAGGGGGTTGTCGAAGACACTCTTTGAATACGCTATGCGCGTTTTGTTGTTTGGGTATTGTGCGACTGACTCACCTCGACGCATCCTGCAAAATGTTGTGGCCCCTGTTGTTGGGTTTACAACCAGATAACTGCGTATCCATGTAATGTCCTTGGAGAAAGCAAAACCTTCTCCAAATTCAAAAGCTATGCCTCTGTGCTGCTCAACGTACCAAGGCAGCTTTTGCAGCTTAGTGGCATACATGAATTCCGCGACTCCTAAATCTGCTTCTTTCTCTTTACCCTTCTCTGTATCAAAGCAAGTCTTCATGCACATGAAGCTAGACCTTTTTATCAGGTCGAGATCAATACTAGGCACGAAGCCAGAATCATTTTTATGTTTTTCGGCATCGCGGGATGCGTCATCCCTTACCGCATAGCATGGGACTACGGGGCCAAACGTCTTGATGCCCTTGATAGTTTGACGGTCAGTCCCCAGCGGATGGTGTCCTGTCGGAATGCTGAACAAATGGAAAGCCCCCTCCATCGAATCCAAAAGTTCCGACAGATTTTTCTTGGAGTGTATCCAAGATTTATTCTCTACGGTTTCTTCCAGTTCGATGGACTGAAACGGTTCCCTCTTGATGGGGAAGTAGTGTTCATGTGAGATGGCACCTTTGAAGAAAACCCCCAACCATTCCAACATTCTCTCAACAACTTTCATGTGTTCTTCTCCTCTCCTAGAATTAACCACTCAATGCCCGTGCTGTTATCTTTTTTCATCTCTTCCTCGGCGTAACGCTCTCATCCCTTATCGGGTGGCGGTATCTTGGCGGGAACGGGGTCATTGAGTACATCGTGTGCTCTGTCTGGTACTTGTCGGACTCGGCGTAGTGGATAACCCCTTTGACCGCCATGTCCATCAGCGTTATCCCTAGCAAAAATTCTTTTTGCTTGCCGACGATATCTTCAATTTGCTTGAAGTGCTTGGGTTCTGTCAGGGCTTCTTTGATCTTGTCGCTTAGTCGCATGATGCCGCCCTCTGTACTCTTGCCTTCCAGATTTCGCCGTCTTTCCATGGCACCCATATCGTCGTTCCGTACCCCTCATTGGGATATCTGTTGCGGTAGGTTTGGATCATCTCCAGCAGTTCGTCCTTTGTATCAGCTACTAGCTC